GTCAGGTCTTGCAAAGAACTCGTCAGCCTCAAAGTCGCCAAGCAACTTGTCAATTTTACGAATGACTGCGTTATGCAGCCAAACGACGCGACCCTTGAATAAGGGGTCGCGAGACAAGTCACGAAAGCGACGATTTGTCTGCTTACAAAGAAGCTCAAAATCATCGAACTTCTTTAGCGCCACCTCATCCAAGTCATAGTCGAGGGATAACCCTTCAAACTTTGACAAGAATTTGGTAGCGCTGTAAGCAGAGCGAAGGTCTACTAAAGAATTGTAGGCCTTGGGATCGAACTCGAGTTTAGCTAGCTGCTCATGCTCAGAATACTTGTAGAGCATGAAAACAGTTAGACTTCGAGGACAATCCAATGCTGATAAATACTCTGCAATAACCGAGGATTCTAAACCCTCGGGGACGCGATAGCTCGAGATTCCTTTATGGAATCTGCCACCGTGCTTCTTAGAAGACATGGCGAACTCCCAGAGTTAACTTCTTGCCTGACGTCTAGTTAATAGACGTTTTCGAAGGTGGTCACCGCAGCTTCGAGTGGCGAACCCGTTGAATCAGTGGGCGTGCCATCCGATGCGTTAACCAACTGTGCGAACAGAGTGGATGCCCTGGAAAAGAGCGTTTGACGCTCAATCAGGGTACTCCGTTCGGGCAGGAAGAACTCTCCGATGAAGGTACAATCATACGCTTTCGTCGGAGCCGGATTAATACCGGTCATCGTAGAGGCGCTGGTTGTTTCCATCGTTGGGAGAACGAGCTTGACTGTGCACCTGTACACCCGACTTGCCTTGGTAGGCGGTCGAAGTGAGAGGGTCAGCCTGGGGTAGGCAATAGCGTATCCTACGCTACGGTCCACCCACGACGCGACACCCAAAGGGGAAATCCCTTCGGGGCTCATCGTCGAGTCGACACCGACCGTGGCGCTCGTCGTAAGACGAGCAAGCGCATGGTTGATGATGCCGCTCAACTTCACTGCCGCTAATGCGGCCATGTGAGTACTTCCTTTCTAAGAAAGAAAAGCCATTAGTCTCGCTACTTGAATGCCTGCGCTAACAAAGCGATTGCGTTCACGGCTCGACTCTTGAGGAACTCCCCTTCTTTTCCAAGAATAGGAGAACCTCCGCTTATCCCAGCGGAATTAAACGAGGGTAAGATTGGAGAAGGCCAGCTCGAAAGAGCAGACCTAACCAACCTAATCTCGTCCCACTGGAAGTTCGCGTTGAGTCTAACGTTCACGGTCGGGTTGAGTTGCGAGACACCGTTGTAGCTAATGGCAGAATCCATTTTAATCCTCGTAAAGCTGGTTTTGGAACCTCCCAAAAAGGTAAACCCTTTCCAGGCACCAAGTGCCTCAAGGTAATCACCGATAGGAAGGAACCAGTCAGCAACGAAGCTAAATGGAAGTAACTCCCATCCGAGAGCGACGGGGTTTGTAAAACCGGTTTGGGCAAAAAGAGCAGCAAGTGGGTTATCCATCCGCATCCTGAGAACATACTTCACTGAGGTCTGTACTGTATGGGTTGTAACACCCGTATTTCCAAACCCAATGATGCTATTCCCAGGAGGGTAGGTTTTATCCACAAACTGCTTAGTTGCCTTAGCCGAACCGCGCACCTTTTGGACAAAATCATTGGTGGAACTAATGTTCCCCATGATCTTTAGGAAGCCTTCGATGTCAGAGAGTAACGGTTTCCACCCGTACTGGAGCTGTAGCCAATTCTGAGCCACAGTTTTACCAATACTGGGTGAGCCTTTCGCTCCCCTCCACTTAGGGCTAACTTGTCCTGCACCAAGAGCGGCAATTGCGCCGGGTATGTTGAACCGTTTCAATTGTCGTAAACTCGAAGCGATCATCGTAGCATTAGTAAAAATGAGCGCCGAAAGTTGACTCACTTGAGCGATATTCTGGGCCAGGTTACTTTGTATACCTGTGTTCGAATTCGCTATGAGCCTCTTGAGTGCATTAAAATCCGCCAATTCAACAGAAGGAACTGGCGAGCTAGGTGCTGCATAGACCCAGTCATAGGGCTGTATTCGCAAATCGAAGTTGCCAGTAGCTGGTTGCTCCTGGTGCCAACAATAGCGATTTATGCCCACATCGATGATCCGCACGGTATGATTGTTATCAACGTACCTTTTGCGTTTTATCTTTCCCCAACCCGGTGTCCTTGATCCGGTCCACTCTCTGTAATAGACAGTGGTGGGGACAACGTCCTGTATTGTATTCAGGGGTTGTCCTGTCTGAAACGTCCGTAAAAACGGACGAGTCAGGCTTTCGGGACTAGGGCGAAGGTTAGATGATCTCGGGACTTTGGGTTTAGCACTGTAGGAAGTTTTACCTTTACCTACAGACCACGTGCGAGCTTTATTCATTGCACGTGACGACCGCACAGCTTTGCCTCGAATCGAGACAATCATGTTCCCTTTTGAGGTAGTGACTGTCGGGACTATCCGGCGAACCGTGCGATAAGGAAAGGCTCGAACAAATTTGGTAAAGGCGAGGTAGGATCGTATCTTCTCACGACCACGGTGGGGGAGGCGCTTTTCACTTGAATGATTCACCAAAGAATCAGGATGAATCAAACCAGTGGTTAGCACCACCCTACCATCGACAGTCACGAAGACTTCGACCCGCTCGCCATCAGCCAACTTGAGCTCTTTGCTTACCTGCCCCAACGCATAGGCTAGGTCGTTTGGGTTATTATTGAGGAAAGGACTTAACGCCATATTGGTATAAAATCCTCTATGGCGAGACCGATCTCAACAACGTTGAGACTCACCAACACACTTGCACACACGAAGCCCAAGATACAGGCCAGTGAAATAGCAAAATGGTTAGGAGTAAAATCCTCTTCCAAAATTACTACCACTGTATCCTGCATGAGGGCTCCTTGGTGTGATGTATTGGTGAGGGACGAGGAATTACTCTTCGTCCTTGAGCACTAACTCTCGAACCACCACCCTATGGGCTTCTTCAATAACCAGCGGTAACGTCCCCCAGCGAGCCTCAAAATCTGAGGCTGCACCAAAGGACGGCTGCGGGCAAAGAAGAATCATCCCACGGAGTGTTAAGAGTTTCTCAATGACCGCGTCATATTGAGGTTCCCCATAATGGGAAACCACAGCATGGCGGGAGACCTGCAACTGATCGATTACGGATTGAATCCCGTAACCGGTGAAGCGACAACTGGATTCCTCACCATCCTCACCTTTATAACAAAGACTCGAGATGATGACGATCTGGTTATCGGCATTTTTGGTAACTAAAACACTGTTACTAAACATGACATCTCCTTAGGAAATTGAGTTTCTCAATGATTTGAGAGTTGCTCATAGAGGCTGCTCTTCACAGGAAAGGCTATAGACAACACCGGAGGGTATGAAGGATATCGTAATAAGTGTAAAAGCACTGTTCCGATTGTCCGATCCATACCACCCCGGGTTGTCAAGGTGGATTAAACCACCTTCGTCAAACGACTTTGTCGATCAAACCAACGTTAGTCATGATCCAGAGAAAAATCTGGACCGCGACTGCGAGGATCTGACTGGCTAGGTCGAGCGGCATATAGCCTCCCTTTGGAGAGC